GTTGGGGGACTTTTTTAACTAATTAGGAGAAAATTATGGCCGCCGCTACCTCAGTTACCTCACGCAGAGGAAACGATCAATTCCGTGGAATGTTTAGTGATACATGGGTTGTTACTGCAACCCTAGATGCTGGCTCTTTAGTTGATGCCGCAGGTGAGACTGAAACTGTTGCTGTCCCAGGCGTTGCCTTGGGCGATATGGTTCTTGGTTGTTCATTTGCTGTTGACGAAGTTGGCTTGACTGTTACTGGATATGTAAGTGCCGCTAGTGTGGTATCTCTACGTGTTCAAAACGAATCAGGCTCTACTGTTGACTTGGCTTCTACCAAGATTCGCATTGTTGTCGGTCGTTTGATCGTATAAGGGAAGGGGGCTAGTCCCCCTTTTCTCTATTAGGAATTTAAATGGCTTTGTTCAAATGTAAACGTAGCGGAACTGTGGTTGAATTCACAGCGCAACATGATGTTGATGCAATGATGGAACACCATGAATATGAGTTTGTGGACACATCAATTGTTGTTGAAGATGTCAAAGAAAATGGAACAAGGCAGACAATCACGTTAAAGAAACCTATGGGAAGACCCCGTAAGGAACGAATATGAGCGATATTGATGCGAGAGATTTTGGCAGAATAGAAGCCCAAGTTGAGGCTCTGCAAGTCGAGGTTCACCAATTAGCCGCTGATGTCAAGTCTTTACTTGAGTTGGCAAACAAGTCCAAGGGTGGCTTTTGGATGGGCATGACCATAGCATCAATGGCTGGTGGTTTTATTACCTTTATTGGTGGAAGGTTGCTCAAATGAAACAAGGAATGTTGTCTGGGAAAATGTGTCCTGTGGCAACTCAGGATGTTTCTACCAATCTGAAGAACAGAAACCATGCTTTTAAAGAGTATGGATATGGCCCTCCTAACCCTGATGAACCGAATCATGCGTTTTGGCTAAAGAAAGCCAAGATGTACAAAGCCCCTACCAAAGATGTAATGAATATGCGTTGTGGCAACTGTGCCGCATTTATTCAGACTCCAAAGATGATGGAGTGCATCAAGCGTGGCTTAGAGGCAATGAATATTTCTGAAAAAGAGTTGTCCTACGATCAGCAATTTATTGATGCGGCAAATCTAGGATTTTGTGAACTTTTCCACTTTACTTGTGCCGCCAAGCGCACCTGTGATGCTTGGAAATCTGGTGGCCCAATTACTAAGGATTAAGTATGGCAATGGACAATAAATTTGTAGGCATGAACAATACAGCAGGTGAGTTTGTTGGAATGCTATTTCTCGCTAGAGATATAACCCACAGAATCCATCTTAAGACTCTGTCGTTTGCTGAACACAATACTCTAAATGAGTTTTATAACGCCATTATTCCTTTGGCAGACGACTTTGCTCAACAGTTTATGGGTCGTTATGCCATTCGCTTAGACATCCCTTATGTGAACAACAAGTACAAAGGTACTGTCTCAGAAGTCTTGCGTCAGGAAATGGAATGGATTGAGGCGAACCGCCAACAGATCGTTCCCCGTACTGAAACTGCTTTGCAAAACAAGATTGATGAAATCGTTGCTTTGTACCAAAACACCCTTTATCAACTTACCCTTCAGTAAGGAAAAATCATGAGTTCATTATCAGCCGCTAGAACCCTATTAAATGCAGTAACTGCAACGGGTGCATCTGCCTCCGTCCAAGTTGATGGTGGTCAACCAGTATTTTTCCAAGTAAATGGAATTACGAGTGCAACTGTTGTGTTCCAAGGAAGTATTGATGGAACTAACTGGTCAACTCTTGGTTCGTCATTGACATCCGATGGTTTAATCACTCTTGCTAACTGCCCTAAATACATTCGTGCTAACTGCACAGTTTATGTATCAGGCACTATCACCGCTAAAGTTCTTTACTAAGGAGCAACCATGAAAATGAAATCCCCTGCCGCTAAAAAAGTATCTAAAGTGATGAAAGAGTATGGTGCTGGCAAACTGCACTCAGGCTCTAAGAAAGGCCCTGTTGTTAAGTCACAAAAGCAAGCCGTTGCCATTGCCTTGTCTGAGGCTGGTATGAGCAAACCAAAGAAGAAGAAAATGAGTGGTGGCTATGGCTACTAAACAGGGCTTGTATGCCAATATTCATGCAAAACAGGCTAGGATAAAGGCTGGTTCAGGCGAGAAGATGCGTAAGGTTGGTAGCAAAGGCGCACCATCTAAACAAGACTTTATTCAATCTGCTAAAACTGCAAAGAAACCTAAAAAGGTGAAGTGATGAAAACTCCCGCTTGGCAACGCTCCGAAGGTAAAAATGCTAAAGGGGGGTTGAACTCCAAGGGCAGAGCATCTTATAATGCGGAAACTGGTGGACATTTGAAAGCACCAGTTAAATCAGGGGATAATCCCCGTAGAGCAAGTTTCTTGGCTCGAATGGCTGGTAATTCTGGCCCTGAGTACAAGAATGGTGAACCGACAAGACTGCTTCTTTCTCTAAAAGCATGGGGGGCTTCCTCCAAGGCTGACGCAAAGGCAAAAGCAAAAGCGATTTCTGCGAGAAATAAAGGGAAGAAGTAATGGCACTACCTACCTATCTAGATTTGGTTAACGATGTTTTGGTTCGTATGCGTGAACCAGAAGTTACTACTGTTGCTGAAAACACAGTTTCTAACCTTGTGGGCAAGTACATCAATGATGCCAAACGTCAAGTGTCTGATGCCTATGATTGGGATGCTTTTAATACTCCTATAACTGTTCCTACTGTTTCTGGACAGTCTCAAGGCTATGTTATTACGGGTGCAGGAGTGCGGTTTAAGACTATGGATGTGATAAACACCACTAGTTTTTACCAAATGCAACCTCTATCCCACACAAATTACGACTCGTTCTACTACACAACGCCAACGCCCACAAGTGGTTTGCCCATGTATTACACAATGCAAGGCGTAAACTCAAATGGCGATATGAAGGTCAACTTTTGGCCTGTTCCTGACGCTGTGTATAACATTCGCTTTAGCCTGATCGTTCCAGAGGCTGACTTTACAACTGACACATCTACCACTTTGTTGGCAAGAGAACCCATTGTTTTGGGTGCATTTGCTAGGGCATTGGTTGAGCGTGGTGAGGATGGTGGTCTGAGTAGTTCAGAGGCTTATGCCTTGTATAAGTCTTGCCTGTCTGATCTAATTTCCTTGGAATTGGCTAGATCGCCTGAAAACGACTCGTTTGAGGCGGTGTAATGGCTGAACAAGTATTAGCCTACTCAATCACAGCCCCAGGCTTCTACGGGTTAAACACCCAAGATTCGTCTTTGGACTTGGCTAGTGGCTTTGCACTTATTGCGAATAACTGCGTAATTGACCAATATGGACGCATTGGGGCTAGAAAAGGTTGGACAAAGGTTAATTCTGCTGTCAATACTGACCTATCTACCAATGATATTACTTCCATTGGTGAAGTGGTAACTGCTGATGCTACCTCTTACACCATCATGGCTGGTAACAATAAACTCTATAAATTGAGTGGCTCAACCATTGTTACCCTTACCTATGGGGGGGGAGGTACTGCCCCCACTATTACTGCAAGCAATTGGCAGATGGTTTCCTTGGCTGGCGCACTCTATCTGTTTCAGTCAGGATACGATCCTTTGGTCTTTGATCCTGCCTTGTCTACAACCACGTTTAGACGGGTTAGCGAGTTAACTGGCTATGCTGGTACTGCTCAATTGGCAAATACGGCTCTGAGTGCCTATGGAAGGCTTTGGACGGCAGATGTAACGTCAGACAAGTTAACTGTCCAATGGTGCGATACCAAGTTGGCAAACAAGTGGAATACGGGTACTGCGGGAACGCTAGATACAACGACTGTTTGGCCTAAAGGTGGTGATGTCATTATCGCTTTAGGCGCACACAATGGCTTTTTGTTCATCTTTGGTAAGAACAATATTTTGGTCTATCAAGGTGCAACAACGCCATCCACCATGACTTTGCAAGATGTCATTACGGGAATTGGCTGTGTATCTAGGGATTCCTTGGCTTATACGGGTACTGACCTGATTTTCTTGTCATCCACAGGTGTGCGCAGTGCCTTGAGGACTATCCAAGAGAAGTCTATGCCCTTGCGAGACTTGTCTAAGAATGTGCGTAATGACCTAATTACTGCCATTGCTGGCGAGTCTTTGCCTACTATTAAGTCTGTATACAACAGTAAAGAAGCCATTTATTTGCTAACTTTGCCCGTATTGAAGTCAGTCTACTGCTTTGATATGAAGGGAACTTTGCAAGATGGTTCTGCAAGGGTTACGACTTGGGACTCAATTGAACCTAAATCCTTGTTGACCAAACAAGATGGTACTTTGTACATCGGTAAAGGGGGTTATCTTGCTACCTATTCTGGTTATAACGATGATACCGCCTCATATCGTTTTCAATATTTTACGAACCATACTGATCTTGGTACGCCCTCTGCTACGTCTATTTTGAAGAAACTCAGGACTG